TAAAAATAACTTAAAACTATGATTGTATTATTTTTAAATGTTGACTGTTCTACATCCAGTTGTTTCAATTAAACGACGTTTTGGAGGACAGAGAAGAGCCATGAGTTTAAATGCCCCACCTCCACCCGTGGATTCTATTAATGAGTGGAAGTTTGGACCCTATTCGTGGAAAGCTATCGTTGAATCTCATGACAATACAGGTGAAGTTGATAGAACCTTCATCGGATATAGCCCAGATATGAATATCACCACGAAGACTCAATTTGCATGTGATAGATATAAGAGAGATGGAACTGAATGTGGAGAAGTTAATCTTATCATGAAAGGTGGTTACAGTAAAGAAGTCATTTTAATGAAAAAAAAAGACAGTGATGTTCTCATTCCAATAACCACGTATTAATAGTATATCTAAGTGTACCGTTTAATGGTGTATTTACACCATGTGGGTGTGTCCAATACGGTGGGAATGCTATCGCTTGACCTCTCTTAAGTTTAATTTTATATTCTTGGTTTGGAAAGTATATTTCTCCACCTTCATAGTCATCATTGAGGGCTATTATTAAACTCATACATCTTGGATCGCCTTTCGTGACATCGATTCCATCGTAATGTAATCGTGTTTCACCATATATTTCTCTAAGTTGATATCCAGAATCACCATTAATCTTAATTGCTGGGTTACAATCTACGAGTAATTGGACGACATTTTGTACTATTTTATAGATTTGGTCGTCTATATCTTTAGGGTGGTCTGTTATATATTTACAACGAACGTTCTGACCGGGTTCCCATTTTTCTTGTTTGCCCTCTGCTTCGATTATTATAGATCTAAGCTTGTTACATAATTCTTCCGGTACTGCATCATCAAATAGGAATATTTGTTTTTTGTGAACCATTTAATAAATATAAAACTTATTTTTTTAAACCTCTTCCCCAACCAGGTACACTCATTTTACTCTCTTCACACCATGGGTAAGTCTCCTCACCGATAAAGTTTAAAGCCTCTATACCACCAATCATACATTCATTGCACGTACCCATACTATCATCAATAATACACCCAATTGCTAACGCGCGACATACATCCACTTTTTTGATTTCATTCTCCGTAAAACTATTTGTGAGAATGACATCATGAAAAATACCGGAGAAGAAATGTTCAATCCAAAGTTCAGTGGGTTCTCGGACAATTTCTTGACGACCCGTGACTATATACATTCTATCAACCACTTTATTCAAGTTCTGCATAGCAAATTGGGATCCCTTTATGGGTTGTAAGTTTTTGAAATCTTCAGAAAAGTAAAATTCATTGAGTATTTTTTGTGATTCTTCTTCTGTGCAATTAAAAACTTCTCTATAAAGATAATTATACTTTGGTTGTTTAGGTAATGCAACACCTTTCCATTTAGCCATAGGTTTGAGAAAGTGAACAAGAACTTCATCTACATCTATAGCAATCTTCGTATTCATCTATAATTACATGATATATTATTCATAATCTCTAATCACCACACCTACTGGTCTTTACGATATCTGCAGTACCATCACCGAGATCTTCTATGTGAATATCGGTAAATCTCTGCTTTCCATTTTTATCTTCTCGGATAAGGCGTTCCATTATACGTTTAAATATTTTCTCAACTTTAAATATGATACCAGTTGTAAATTATGGTAGAATGGAGCGACTTAGGCCACCAGAACGTACAAATCTGCCTATGAATACCAATACATTTGCAATCATGTTTATACTTTTATGTGTATTGGGTCTCTATAGAAGATATGTCACGATTAATCAACAGCGTGAGCAATCTTATACTTTAGACATTTTGATGCCGACAAATAGAGGTCTTTCTTCATCAATTTCTTAAACTTCTTCTCGGGAATTTCAGTCTTTGACATATACATCTTCTTGAGATCCTTCATAAGTTTCTCACAATTTTTCATCTCATGTTTGAGATCCTTAAACTCCCCCCATATTTCAGTTGAAATCTGGTGAATCAGAAGGTACGCATTCAACCCCATACGACGCTCTGATCCACCTAGGAACATGAAAGTAGCCGCTGAGCAACAAGCACCCTGTGCGATAGTGATAACTTTCACCCTAGATTTCTCTATGATATTCTTAAGGGCAAACCCCGAATAGACATCACCACCTCCACTCATGATGTGAACACGGATCTGTGGTTGATACCCGATAAGATCAGCTTGTTGTTTGAGTAAGTGAATCTCCAATTTCTTGAAAGCCTCAACAAACTCTAGGGTATTCTCAGGGGTAATATCACCATAAAAATGGAGTTCGTTACCGATAGTTTTAGTGCATTCGGAAACTTCTTCCTCTTCTTCATGCTTTTCTTTGTTCATAGGCATATTTCAATGCTTTCTTTACTCTTGTTACATCTCTCTGTTTTAACTTACTTCCTACCGCTAAATGATTCATTACGTCAAAATCTTGTGGGGTTAAACCATAATCCATCATAGGTTGTAAGTCTCCATTCTCCGCATACTTCTTTATGAGACAAAGATCCTCTATATGTAGATTGTGACCGTGTCGTTTTTGAATTTCTTTATATTTTTGATTTCTCATCTTAAAGTTTCCATACTTTGTCCAACAACTTCCAGGTCTAATAGTATCTCTATTCAACGATTCTCCTTGATTTAATTTGGGTAACACGAGGGCATGTAATATGAAATATGGCATCAGATGCCAGTTACCAGTTGTATACATTTCTGTATCGTACATATCAGCATCAGAAAATGCATTGGCTGTAGCTGTCACATCTACACCCTTAGAATCTAAGTAATTCTCTTGAAATATATCCCAAATATGTCCATGTTCATGTATTGAATCTGGGATACCTATAGGAATTGGGTCACTTAGAATATCCTTGATATAATCCTTCGGTGTTTTGAAAACGTCCTTCTCATCAAATCCCTCTAAATATGTGAAAAAGTCCCTAATATTACCATTACACCTAAATGCTGCATTCTCTGCAAGTGAAGATCTATCTTCTGTGAGGGTTAACAATTTATCGGGTTTGTGTCTAGGTATGAAAATTGTTTCAAAATTGGGAAACATACACATATTTATTGAGGTCACCACGAGGGATCCTCGTGTCATTCGTCCTCCATCGGAAACCTTTTCTACGATAGATTTGAAATCTGAATCATAGTCTTCGATAAACGCGTGTTTTGCCGCAGTTTGTATGAACGATAGGAAAGGTGATTTAGACTTTAGATGGTCTTTTTCTATCTCTATACTATTTCTTTCATTCAGTACACGGTTTAGTAAATATGATTTACCAACTCCCGATGCACCACATATAAATACATTCTTTCGTTCAGTGAGATATTTCTTCAACAATTCAATTTGTTTTGTGTGAAGTGTGGTAACCGGCTCTTCTTTTTTTTGTTCAATTATTTTAATGAAAGAGTCCATTGATGATATTACTAATCAAGCCATAGATTTAGTGCTGGATAATGACGCACTACAAGAACGTATCGTAAAACCTTTAAAAAGGAAAATTTTACCATATGCAGTGTGTGCCGCTTTAACTAATATTGCGGTACTTATTCTTTTGGTATACCTTGCTCAACGTCTGTCTCTTCTTCAGACTCCTCAGATTTAGCGTCTTCCTCTTCCTCTTCCTCCTCCTCCTCCTCCGAACCCAATTCCTCGAGTAATTTACTTTTTTCTTGATATTCATTCTTTGATCGTACCAGCTCTCCAATTTTACTGAAGGGACCACCCTTTGTAATAGACTCTGGTACACTCGCACGTTTATACTTCGGAATTGCACGAACATCTAGGATTTCTGGTTTTGTAAATGTGTTATTCAGGGGGTATTGCTTTTCAAAATCATTCAGGATACTTGTTGGAATGGAAGGTGACTGTTCTATTAGACGATCATATTCAGCTTTACATGTGTTTACAAAATCTAAACCATCTGAATGACGTTCTCGTCGGGCCAAAGCCAACATGAGACGGATATTTCTAGATAGAAGACCATATGATAACGCGGCCGCCTTGTGATTCTCCATCAACTCATTAATCTTTAAGAAATTTGAAATCGTCGCTACGAGACCAGCAATCAAGTTAAGACCACCAATGATAGATGGAACCGCCCCCCTTATTGATTCTGGAAATTGATCTTGCGCAAAGTTCGCTGTACCAGTAAGAGTTGAGAGAACAATAACAGGCAAAGTAAACCGCATTGATAACGACTTGTACATGAGGTACGCCCTGTGATTCATGAACCTATAACACCCAGACGCCTCACCCCACTGACGTAATATATTTTCATGTTGATCATTCCAACTGTTTTCCCTTATCTCGAGTTCTTTTTCTTTCAGAGCTGATGTAGACATACCGCTAAAATTTTCTACGCTCATCTTATACTAGATGAATATAATATTTTGGATTCATCTTGTTTTTCTCATAGCCATTCTCGTGATTCCTTTCACAAATGACAGGCGCAACCTGGAGTTTTATTCGATACTCATCCCATTCTTATTTTACCATTGGTCAGTAAATGATGATACATGTGCTTTAACACAAGCTGAAATGTATGTGACTGGTCAGCAGAAGGAAGAGACTTTTATGCACAGAGTCGTGTCTCCCATATACAAAATGGATGACACAGATGCCAACAATCTCACAAAAACAGTATTCTTCGCGTTATGGGCTGTTGTACAATATCGTCTCGGACGTTTTGATATGTTTATAAACGATTTCAAAGATATCATGGGTGGTAAAGTTTCAAAATGATATAAAGATTTTGAATCAGTAGTAGATATAACATGAGTAACTCTCTTTACGAATACAAACAGCACGAACAAAATCTCGGTCGCCTTTGTATTCAAAAAAATACATTGGAAACAAATTACATGAAATCTGCTGATATCATTGAGAGGGATATGAACGATATTGATAGGCGTATCAGCATGGCAAAGTCTGATATTAAGAGGGAAATACTGAAAAAACAGTATCAATATCTTATTCAAATGACCAACAAACTTGATGAAGATTTTACCACCCAGAAAGGTGAGTTTGAAGAAATAATTGAGGAGACTAAAGGGCGTATGGTAATTCTCAATGAGCAGATTAAGGGTGAGAAGAACTCTCTAGACTATAACATTGATCAGCTCAAGGAGTATATGAATAACCCAGGTACATACAATATGTCCCAAGTTTTGGAGAAGATTGTAAACTCTCTAGAGATTATCCGGGATAAAAAAGGGAAGAAGAAGAAGAAGTCTACTTCTTCCGCGTGAGTTCATGAACACGTTTCATAAACTCCTTATTACGACGCACGGTAGGATCTGCTTTGATAATTCTGAGTAAAGCAGCTGATGGTATCTTTGGACTGTTACCTCTAGGTTTGGGAGTGGGTTTTAATTTTTTACGCGCACTCTGAATCTGTTTTGTGGTTGGCATTATACTTTAGGTGAATATTTAAACTGATCAAACACGTGAACTGATATCTTAAAGTTATGATACAAAATCATACACAATGCATCTGCTATGTCATGCTTCCTCTCATAAGGAATCTCTTCTTTCATGTGTTTACTGGCTATTTCTACAGTCCTATCCTTTCTCTCGTCGTAGTTTAGGTGTCTCATACCAAAATGAACATGCATACTCACAGGTGAAACAAGTACAACTTTATCTCTGAACATGTAATTTAAAAGTACCTCAACATTTGTAAAACCACCCGGTGGTTGTCTCTCTATTAAGATTGTATCTGCACTATCAAATATATCTCTATGATCATCCACCATAAGGGGTACGAGGTCAACTATACCATTTGTTTGAATATATTTATAATCTTCTAGACTTACCTTCTTTATATATTTCACATCAATCTTTGGTCCATTCCCACACTCGGCGACAACGAGACCCATATTGTGGTACCCAATATCTATGGCGAGTATCTTCATGTCTTTATATAAAAGATTTTCCTTAACTATAGTAATGAAGATTAAGAACAAGACAAAAACTCAAATCATGTGGGTTGCCCTCATTGTTCTCATACTTATCGTTGGGTACATGTACAAAAATCCTAAATTGGTTGAAGTTCCAGTAGACGTCCCCGTTCCTGTGATGCCGATTCAACCCAGATTTATGCAACGTCAAGAGAGGCCCCGTAGTCCAGAGTTTAGACAAGCACCTATCAAACAATATAAACCTGGTCACATGCAGCAGATGGGCGTCCTCATCGGTGATGGTGATGAGACCCTACCCCTCTACGGTAAAGAAGTCAGAGGACGCCGTGACCGCTATAATTACTACACCACAACTGGTGGCGAAAACCTATACCCTCTCCCAGTGAGCCACGACTCGCGTGATTGTATGGAGGATATTGGATGCCAGGAACTGTATGGAAATGAAGCAGTCTCAGTGACTGGTAAAACTGGTTCATTCAATGTTACTATGTACAGAACAGATGATTTTTTCTAAAATTAAGCGGGTGATGGACCTGTGTTATTTTTTCCACTGAAACGGTTCATTGTGTCATCTATGAGTTTTAATGTAGATGAACTGGAAGATAAGCAGCAGCAGCATGCCATCAAGATTAAAGGTGGTGTTTTTACAGGACTTTTCATTGACATGAAAATTATAAGCAATGCACAACACAAAGAAGATATGTTACCTGTAAGTGTAGTAGTGCCCATAACTGGTCCTTCACCATCAAAGTCAATAGCGTAATTCATTTAGTATACACTAAGAAAAATTACTTCGTAGGTTCATGACAATATCAACCTCCCTCCCTGGAAGGACTGGTGGATTTCTTGAGAATTTCCTCTTCATTCTCAAGAGTTTCAACATAGTTTCATCATCTAGATGTTTTAAAAACTCCATGAGTTCTTCCATATCGCGCATACCCATATCTTCCTTTTGTGCCTGAACATATGGCCATGTTTGTTTTCTTAATTCAGCTACTTCCTCCTCAAGCTGTCTAATACGTGGGAGGAGAACTTTTGTAATAACAACCCCTGATTCCATGATACGTATACAGGTAAAATCTTTATACCATCCATGTCCCACATACATATTTTACACCTCCATTTTTAACAGGTGCACCCCTATGAATATATGTCCAACCCGATGGGAATATTAACAGTTTACCTTGTTTCGGTCTAACCTTCTTACCAACCCAAAATTCGGTACAACCGCCTTGATCTTCTTCCAACGTATTTAGGTATAGTAGCATTGTAAAATTACGAGGTATATTACCTTTACTGTGATCATCGGTGTGCCAGTGATAATATTCACCGGGGCGAAATTCCTGAACAAAATACCCTTCATCTTTTACATCCACAAAAAAACCATTTGACATTTCTTTTGATGTATAACCTGATACGTATGTATGATATTCTTCTAACGCTTTTGAAAAAACTTTAAACATGTAATCATCCATATCTTTCCAGTCACCCAAACCTGAAAAATGTAGATTAGTTGATTTTCTAGTACCTATATTCAATCCACCGTGTGTCAACGATGGTCCTTTTCTATCATCATTTTGGAACTTCTTGATCATTTTATCACACATTTCAGGTGATAAAGCATTTTCTATTTCATAAATGAATTCCATTTACTTATTATATGTTATAAAGCTTTAAATCTATTGTCATGTAATGATAAGCACATTAACTACTTGTATGGTTAGACCTAAAGCTCAACACAGTGATGAGTTTCATAATAAATTGAAGAAATCTGAGATTAGACGTATAGCTTTACAGCACATGTATGAAACTCCCTCACTTCATGAACCCGTTAAACTCACCACGAGACAAGTGCGTCTAAAAATGATTCTTCACGAGGCCCTTGACATTGCTCATACTATTTGTGAACACCACGATGCAAATACTGAAGAATGTAGATGGGCGTGGGAGATGGTTGATGAGATTGACGATGCAGCGACCCGAGCTGGTGTCAGGTACCAATAATTTCGTGGTATATAGTAAATGGACCTCAAAGAAAGAGTCAAAAGTTTAGGCTTCAGGGTGACCAAAGATGTCAAAGGTAAAAGGATCAAACTCACCAAGAAGGAACTTCAAGCTAAACTTGAAAGGAAGAAGAAGAAGTCTCACCCGACATTAGATAATCAAGCTAGAGATGCGAAGAAGTTTATCAAGGTTTGTAAGATGGTCCTAAAAGAGGCGGAACCTAATGCTCCACGAACTCCACGACCAACCCGTGCTGTTGCACCCCCACCTCCACCAACGCGCGTTATTCCTGTACCACCCCCACCACCTGCTAAGAATGCACGTGCTAGACTTATGGCTAATCTCCAAGCCAATCTCAAAAGACGTGGTCTTGCAACCTAATTTGTGATCTCCATACTTTTAAAGGGTGTACACTTGATGGTGGTTGGCCCCCTTAAAAATACCTCAACATCATCTGTGTTGTAGGCCCTCACGTCAAAATCGTCAACAACACGGACAGATTTAAAGTTCCCTGTTATATTTGAAGGAGCCTCATCGGTGTGTTTGTGTTCACCCCCGTAGTCGCATTCCTCGTAGTAATGAACACCTGGGGCACTTGGGTTTATAGGTGGTGGTTTGTCTTTTTCAGAGTCTATCTTTATTTTAGATTTGTATTTGGATAGGAGATAAAATATCAAAAATACAATCGGGATAATCACTAGACCAATCATTAGTATTAGTTTACAATTTTAATCTATGTACATTATAATATGACCGCCGTTGCTGCTGTCGCTATCTTTGCGCTTTCCTGCTGTTCTTCCTCCTCAGCCTCAGCTGGGGGATTCTTTGGTGGTCTCCTCCCGGGAACTGATCCACATTTCGTTAAAAAAACAAAAATAGATAAGGTTAAGGTACATTTAACTTCAATGCCAGACGGTTTGGAAATGACTGATGACGAAACGTTTGAAACGTGGGGTTCTCCCGGATATTGTCAGGATTATAAGACGTATTATGAACTTAAGGAAAAATACGCAAACCGTGGTTTAAGTATGAGATCTACGACTACAGAGTATGAAAGCGCTTACTTAACAGGGGATGAATTTAAGAGAATGTACGAATCCAACCCCATATGTAGAGGTTATGACGATAATCTTAATTCAGACGGTTTTTGGGGCGAGAAAAGGAGTCGCAAGGGAGGCAGTTAGACCAAAATAATACCAAACCTCTTTGACATAAACTTCTTGACACCCTCAACAGTTGGATAACTCCAGAGGTACCAACGGGACCAAAAACCCGCACCACCAATACCGCTAATTCCCCAATTCTCAGAGAAGCTGTAATCTATCTTCAACATCTTCTCTTGGATCTTTTTAGGATCTCTCTCTGCAATAACACTCTTTGGTATTCTCCCTCCATGTCGGAGAACATAGGAACGCATTCGTGAAGGTGTTTTATGTTTGGTGTAATCTGAGTATCCACTTGCACCAAAGTCAACAGTCCTACCATCTTCGAGGAGAGCTCTAAACTTTTTTTTGCGATTAGGACTTATGATGACTTTGACCTGCATATCTCTTATATTTCATGAGAAATAAAATATAAGTAGAGAGAATTATTTATACGTTATGTTTACTTACGGCACGCACCACAGTACCCCTCCTTCTTAGCTTCTGGGAAGAAGAACAGACGCTCATCACCACGCTTGACGCGGTAGAGGTGATCATACATGTGGAGAAGACCAATACCGAGAGCCACAGTGGACACAGCACCACGGTTCATTTTACGACTCGTCCAAGCATATGCCAATAGGAGACCAACGAGGGTCATTTGGACAATGGTGAACCTGGGGAATGTAGGCAAGACAAAACGGTGCTCAACGGTCTGAACATCTTCAGTTTTAGTGGGGGCATATTTTTCCATCTTTCCGCCGTAACCTGGCATTTTTATTTTATACTGAGAAATTAATGTGGCGGCTCCTATTGGTACCGATTGTATTAGTACTCCATGATTACCTGAAGTCCCCAATAGATAGGTTATACTTTCAAAACCCATTGAGACCCCTAGTGGGAATGAGGAACACCCTGATAGATATGATAGATTGGGGGTATGAATATTCAGTAAAGAATTACCCAGGTCTCTGGCTTGTGAAGTTACACTACGATAAAATTCGTAAAGAGTTTGACGAAGTTTCAGAGGGTGCTAAGAAATATCTCTTTCATGAATTGGATCCATGGTTTGATGAAAACCCAAATTACTACTTTTACAAGGTGGAGGACTTCCCTCTTCTGAAAAGTCTCATTGATCAGATAGCATGTATTGACAAAGAGACTGCACTATTTGCAGTCATGGATACACCAATGTCCATAACACCCCACCGCGCCGAAACTAATCTCTTACTTCGTTATCATCTCACTATAGAGAGTGGTGGGGATTGCACACTCTATACTGGGAGGGGGGTACACGAACACAAGGAGGGTGAAGATTTCTTGTTTGATCACGCAAGAATACATAGTGTTGTTAAAAATGGTACACAGAGACGCGTCGTCCTCATATTAGATGTGAAACGCTTCTAGAGGTGTTTACGACACACTGCTTCATACATATCACTTCCACCTATAAGTTCAAGCTCTCTGTTGTCCACAATCCTCTTCGTGAACGGACCAGGGTTTCCATCGTTACATCTCATACAGAGGGCGGAAAGTTTCGTTACTTCACATGCCAATGGAATACAATCAAGGATTTCACCCCACTTTCTCTGGAAAGAATCGGCATCGAGACCAGCTAATATCACATACTTGTTTACGTGTAGACAACACTCCACAAACTTCTTGAGTCTAGGGAAGAATTGTCCTTCATCAATAGCAATTATATCAGCCTTGTCAAATTCATCAGTATTAATAATTT